TCATAGTCAATATAGTTTTCAACACCAAATTCTTTTGGTAGACTATTTATGATTGACAGAACATTCTGTTTAAGTGGGTTAGGAGTCTTGAGATAAGAAAACTTAATCTTGTCTCCCTCTTTGATTGGTTCGATACGATTGATGTTGTGTTGCTTCAACAAATAGTTATGAAGTATCGCACCACGACAATGAATAGGTGTGCCACTTGCTACGGCAAACTCTTCGGTCTTCACTTGCCACTTGTTTAATTCACTCACAGTTCTTGGGAAAGCAACATCTTCGAACGGTAGTGTATTAAATTCTTCTTTAAAATCTTTGATGAATTTCTGAACGGTTTCTTCGTCAGTAGTCAGAATAAGTTTGAGTGCTTCTTTGAGAGCATCTCTTACAACTTGTGGGGTCGACGACTTAACTGTTTCAAGACCCATCACTTTTAGTTTTGGAGTCGTATATCGAACACCTTCGTTGTCATACACATTGAGAACATATCTTTTCTTAGCAGTCCATATACCTTTGTCGGCAATAACTTCTCTGTCCATAAACATTTTCTGTTCATAGGCATTCATCATATCTGCTAATTCTTTATAAGACTTGTTGATGTATGGTTCAATTTTTTGTTTAGCAACCTTATCAAGGAAGTCGACGGGATTCTTCGGAGAAAACTTATCAATAAGTCTACCCATATTAACATAGACAGAGTCAGTATCAATAGCAATAATATAGTCACGGTTTATAGTCCTTAGTAGTTCATTCAAATATAGATTGAGTTTCTTCTCAATCCATCTAATCGACAACTGACCAGAGAGTGTGATTGCTTCTGCTTGTCGAACATCAAAGAAACGAAAGTATTGATTACCAATCGCACCATAAGCAGAGTTCAACTGAACCTTCTTGGCAAGTTGTAGATTCTTATACTTAGAGATATCTTTCTCTATTTGTTTAGTGTCAATACCAAGTGCTGTTGCTTCTTCGAGTTTGGTTTGTGACTCTAACATATTCTTCTTCGCAATGACACGGTCATCATACATCTTCTGCATCATCTGTGGAAGGAAACCTTGTTTGTCTTTACGAAAGATTTGACCGTTACCTGCCATACAATCAAAGACATCTGGTTTACTGAAATCTTCTGAAAGCAACTCATCAACTGTTACATCTTTACGGTGACCTTCCATAATAGTATCTGGAGAGATATTATATTGCATAATCAAGTGAGGATAGAGGGACGCAAGGTCGAATGACATCACCCATTCGTGTAAACCAACTTGTGGTGGTTTAACATAAGCGCCCTCATACTTCGAGTTCTTAATAGAATCTTTCTTAGGTGGCACTACAGTGTTTGAATCGAGTAACCAGTTATGAATAAGAACATCCCACATTCTTACTTGTGTGAATGTATCTTTGTAATTTACTTTGGCATCATAGGCGATTGCGAGAACCATCTCAATAAGTTTCATCTTATCTTCAATCGCATCTACGAGTCGAACATCTTTAATATTATAGTCGATAAACTTCTCGTAATTAGTTTCATATAAGTCTTGTAGACTATCTACCTCAGAGTAGTCGAGTTTTCTCTCACCTAGTTCAACGAAACCGATGTGGTCAAGTCGATAGGATTCTTGTTGTGAGTAAGTAAACTTCTTGTAGACTTCGAGATAATCTAAGGTAGTGATACCTTCTAAATGATATTCTTGTTGTTCTCTATTGAATATGAATTGAGTTCTCGCATCGATTGACCTTGCGGGAGATAGTTTTCGTGCTTCGGTCTCACCTAATACTTTTGTGATACGATTGACCATATAAGGTATATCAAAGAATCGTATGTTCCAACCAGTGATAATGTCGGCATCGGCAGATTGCCAAAACTGTAAGAATCGTTTGAGTAAGTGGGGTTCGTCGTGACACTTGATATAGATTACATCATCTTGTTTAGCAGTGTAGTCTTGACAACCGAAAGTGTAATACTTACCCAAGTAAGAAGCAGTGATTGCTGTGACTTCATTGTCTGCTTGTTCTGGGTGCGGAAACCCATCTTTAAATTCAACCTCAATATCGAAGTTCAGTATCTTAATATGTTCGGGGTCATATGAAGTATCGTAGTGTTCATTAACACAAGCATACTCATAGAGATTAGTTCCGTAGATTTCAAAGTTATCTACATCATCATACTTCTTATAGAATTGACGAGCAGCAGACATCGAGTCTTGTTTGACTGACTCTACTGGTTTTCCGTGAATGTTTTTGTATTCTGAATCTTTGTTCGTAGAAACATAGAGGGTTGGTTTATACCAGAGTTTGTCATCAAATCTCTTTCCCTCATTGTAACCACGAACATAGACATAGTTACCTTTACGGTAGAAGTTGGTGTAAAATTTCATAACACCATTATATAATAAAACCTATCAAAAGTCAATCTATGTGATAATCTTTTGAGTTGGTGTGGCAATGCTACCAGTCATCTTATTGTAAGAGTCTTCCATATTCTGTCCAGGATTAACGATGAACATAATGTGCTTCTCTTTACAAACAATATGGTCTAAGTCAGCATAACCGATGTAAGGCATGAAAGTAAGTTTGCCTTCTGCCAGTGGAACAACAATTACTGGGTTGTCGACTCTAGTATCTTCATTAGCATTATAGTCTTCGTCAATCTTCCCAATAATCTCTTCACCACTGGTTAGTCTTATAAGTCTTGTTACCTTCATAGACCCCAAAACTCCTTAAACAACTGCCAGAAAGATTTCTTCTCAACTGGTTGAGTTACTTCATTAGTTACTGGTTCGCCTTTGATTACTGTTTTTGATTTGTCTGCTTGTGCTTGGTTAAACTTTTTAATCATAACCTTTTTAGAGTCATTCATACTAAGTTCAATACCTTGCTTCGCAGCAAACTCTTTGAGTTGACCTTTGGTCATTTTTTGTAGATTTCTCATAATCTCTCCATAATTAAAAGTGGGGTAGCATTACACTACCCCTATTCATAAACTTATTAACCTAAAAGTTTTTGTTTTAACGATTTGTTAAACTCTCCTAGATTAATTGTCTGTGGTTTATCTTCTTCTGGAACTACATTCTCTAAACCAATTAAAAGCATGCCGTCGACTACATCAGCACCGACTACTTTAATTGTCTCAGCAAGAGTGAAAGTTCTTGTGAAGTTTCTATCTGAAATACCTTTACGAACATAGTCGTTTGTATCGTCAGTTTCTTTCTTACCTTCAACAGTTAACACACCTTTCTCAAGTGTTAGATTAATATCATCTGACTTGAATCCAGCAACTGCGATTTCAATAAGATAATGACTATCACCTTTCTTAATCACATTGTATGGTGGATATGTTTGTCTTAGTTGTTGGTTATCATTAAACTGTAATACAGTATCAAATAGATTATCAAAACCTAAGAATAGGTCTCTTGGAAATGTTACACTTGTCATTTCATTACTCCTTATATTAAGCAAGTTAAAAATTCGAGTCCCCGAAGGCAACTCATTTATTTTGGGCGTAATAATACACTAAAGGTTTTTACTTTATTACACCCAACGATGAGTATAAAGGAGTATTAACTCAACGATATACTTTACCACCGTTATTCACATTATAACTCTATTTATACAAATTGTCAAATTATATGCGAAAAAAATGGAGACCGAAGTCCCCATCTTTTAAAGAATAGAAGATTTTTACTTAGTAAGAATCTTATAAAGGATTGCCGCAGCAACTAAACCAACTAGACCTTGTCCACCCAATTGGGCAACGATGCCAGTGATTGTTCCAATGATGTCTCCACCCACGAATGGAACTACGCTACCAAAGATAATTTGTAGCACGATTGCTAATGCGATGAGAGAGATACCAACCTCAGTTGCTTCTTTCATCCATCCTTTGATTTGGTCTAACATATATTTCTCCTATATGATTAAAAGAGTATGCTCATATTTTAAACATACACTGTAATTTATAATACAGAAATCTTCTAAAACTGCTAGAATTAGAAACTTTTTCCTAAATTATACTTAGGTTCTAAGTTCCATTCTCTCTTTTCTTTGTATGGGAGAATCTTGATTTGTGACAATGGTGCGATTGGGTCGGCACTCATTTCTGGTCTGACAAGTGTTACAAGACCCCACTCTGCTAATAGATTGGCAATTGTATTTCTTCTTGCCATATCTTCAGCACCAAAGTTATTTGGTTTACCATCTAACGCAAATAGTTCTTTGAAGTGTGTTATGTAATACTTCTGTTGTTTATGTAGAATATGACACGACTGATATATCGTCTTGCTTTTCTGTGAGGATACACCAATGCGTGTGAGAGTTTCTCTAATTTTCAAGAAGTCATCTTCATTGTTCAATTTGACTTCAATCATTTGTTCAATCATTCTTTACCACCTTTTACTAATTTTTTCCTTATAACATCAAGTTGTTGAGCAGTTAGAATGGTGAGTGCTTGTCTTGCTTTAATGTCATTATAACCATAATATTCTTTAATAATTTCCACATCACCACTTGTTTCTTTCTTCGACCATTTAGCATATCTCTTTTTTGGTCTCACTATATTTAGTAAAAAGTGATACTGTAGTTTATTATCGAGGTGGTGGTTAGTATTCATTATGTTCGCAGCAGCAACGGTGTCGTTGTGATACGATAATGTTCTGTTAGTTAGGAAAGGAACATAATCTCTTTCTGCG